GATTGAGTCGCGCCCACGAAGCTCGTCGAGCCGCTCCAACTGTGGAATCGTAATCTTCCCCTCAATAACGATGCGCCAATTGAGATCACCATTTGTATACTGAATTGTTGTGCCACAAGCGGTTTGGTTTGATTGGCGCTCCCACGGCAATTCATAGCGACACTCCATGGTAATCGGCTCGATATCTTCAATCCGCGGCGAAATATTGCTTGGGTCGTAGGCCATTATCCACTATGTAAGTTGTTATTTACGTCGCTTTGCGACGTTGTGCTTGACGTTCGTTCACCGAACGAGAGCCGGTTCGCCACGGCGTTCCCGGTTTCTTTGTCGGGGGCGACAACTGTTGCACTTCCGGGGCGGCTATAGCGCGGCCCACCTCTGCCGGAGGCAGATGCGCCGGGACTGAAACCACTAACGCGCTGGCCTTCGCGACGGAACTGTTTGAGTGCCCTCGTTGCTTGTGTAATATTATCGCCCATCAAACCGAAGCCTGTCGTGACAGAGCTGATAACTGGTACAAGACCAAGTGTCAGCAAGCCAAGCAGCGCAGCAACCGAGAGGTAGTAAGCCCACGTTGCTACTGTTGCACTGACTTTCGCCGCGATCACCTCGTAAATTGCAGCTGCAACGGGCGGAAGTGCGCGCAAGACGAGTGTACCAAGCACGCCAGCAAGGTTCGACGTTGCAAGCGTGTATAGTCCTGTAACTGTAAGCGCTGTTAAGAGCGCTGCAACAAGCCCGCCAAATAGCTCAATACCAAACGGAATCCAATCGAGGAAGCGCAGGAAGATACCAAGCGCACTAACAATTATGTTTGCTATCTGCAAAAAGGCGAGCGAAAGCCGGAACACAGCGGGCGCCATTCGGACAAGCGAGGCCGTCAGAGACACCATTACCGGCCATGTCTCGCCAAGTACGCCAGCAAAGAGCTCGAACCACTCAACCGCGGCGAGCCGGTTTACCATGAACCGCATAATCGGCATGGCGGCTTCGGCGAACGCCGAAAGACCGGCAGTTGCTCCGGGTGCCGCGTCGGCGACAAACTGCATAATCCAGCGAAGGTCGTCTGTCAGCGACAAGGCAAGGTGGGCATTGCGCGCAACATCATAGAAGAGTTGGCTTAACATCGTTATACCCTCTTCCATGATTGGCACAAAGGCGTCTGCCAATGGCGAGAATGCCATCAAGAATTCGTCAATAAGCCCCTGTACTTGCTGGCGCAACCTATCAAAGTCCCACTCGCCGCCGGTTGTGGCAAGCCCCATGATACCAAGGCCGAGGACGCCATACAGTGCACCAGCCGCCGCCAGCGCTGCGGCACCAAGTGCACCCACCCCCGCAATTGCCGCCGGAAGCGCGCCAATGAAGACGCCGAGAATGGGGAAGAGGTTCGCCATTAGCGTCATGAACTGCCCCATTCGCAAGCGCAGGTTAGCAAAGTCGCGCACCACTTCTGTGATTGGACTCTCGCGGTCGCGCGTCATGCCCATTGGACCACCGACACCAAAGGCAGGTAAGTCAGCAAGATCAAGCCCGGCCGCGCCAGCACCGAACATTAACCGGCGCCATTGCGCGTTATCGAAATCATAATCGCGCTCGCCTTGGAAAATACCGAGCGCATCTCGGCGGCCGATTTGGCCACCGGGCTGGTCGAAGAGATTTAGCGCACCCGCCTCACCATGAAGAAGCGAGCCCATCTCGGCCTCAATATCAACATCATCATCGATGGCCGCCATGGCGGCTTTGAGCTTAGCGATGTCGCGGAGCGCTTCCCCAATTCGCATCTCGGCATCAATTGGGAAGATGGACTCGGCGGCGCCTTCGAGCTTATAGAGGTCCTGCTCGAATTCATCAAGCGTATCGCTAAAGTCGTCCAGAACGGACGCCGAGATGATAAGGTTCTCTATTTCACCGGCCATAATTACATGTGCTTGCGTGCCTCAGACGGCACGTCGCTCTTGCTGGGCGCTTCTTCTTCGTGCTCATCAGCAGCGAGCAACAAGAAGCGGCGCTGTAATGGAGTTAACTCGCTTTGCTGCTCGACAAGTGGCACGCCAAGATGTTTATGCAAGTTCCAAATCTGCGCGCCGCGGTTGCTTTTTGCGAATGCTTCGAGCATCGTTTCTGAATTGTATTTCTCTTGGGCGTAGGCTTCGCGGCGCGAGGCGTGCTTAGTTGGATCGTAATACTCTACTGCTTCGTCTGGAGTCCGTTTCCCAACACGGAGATTGTCTCGGAGAGCGCCTGCATTCCGACGTTCAGCTTGATCGGATAGGGCTGATCTGTGACCATCTCCGATAGTCGGTCGGTCATATGCTCACGCACAGCGGACTTCGTGAGGGGGTTCGGAAGCGAATCAACATCCATCAAGCGCTTCATCTCGCTCGGATTCGCGTTGTACACATAGTCAACGTCTTCATCGGAAGGGCGGATGCAGGTCTTGCCCATTGCCATGAGTAGCTTGTATCCTTCCTCGCCGAGCGCCTTCTCAATTTTGTCTGTCTCCGCCGCGACCTGTTGGGACAGGGCACGCAGCTCCTCCTCTTCGTCTTCCGAGAGCTCTTCTTGCTGTTGCAGCTCCAAGAGCCGCTCCTGTGCATCCGTCTGGCCGAGATTGTCGTCCGGCTCGTCAGATTGCAGCTCGCTGAGATTGAGCGCCTGCTTTAGTCGCAGAAACTCATTCTCGTTCAGAAGGCGGTGCTTGAACGTTAGGGTGTCGCCGCCCATGTTAACGTTCACGTCGCCACGCCATTCTGTTGCATCGGTAATCTTCCGATCCGCACGAACAAACGCTGGTTCCTCAGGCATAAATTATAGATTTAGGGGTTCGCTTCGAAGTCAACACCGCGAAGCTTGCCCTCGATGCTGACCTCAGAGTTGCTGTCGTTTTCGTGGTTTACTTCAAGGCTGTTCCAGTCGAACTTGGCGGCGCGCGCGTCGAGCACATCGCCGGCAAGCACACTGACCTCCTTTGGTGATCGGTTATTTCGCCAAAGGTCCTGCAGCATCTCGGCCGCAGAACGGTTCAGCGCGCCATCATACGACAGCGACGCCATTTTTGTTCCATAACCGACGGCCGTTTCGCCTTCATTACCGATTCCGCTTTCGCCGTTTGTCGACTGCTCGCCGGAGATCGTAACACTGTTAAGGATAATCTTCCCCTCAGTGCCGCCGGCCTGATAGCCGCCGATCTCCATAATGACTTGCGCGTCGTCAATAACGTTGTCTCCCATATATTAGTACCTCACTCTGCGACGCTGGCGCCGACAAATTCAATCGGCCCAACATCAAGGTCGAGATCGACTTCCTTTGCAATCGGGGCCACTTCGATGCCGATATTTACATCGGCTTCGAAGTCGGTATCGCCGCGCGACACTGATACCGTATACGGCTGCCCACCAACGCCGGTTGCAAGAAGTGGGGGCTGAGCGGCCGGTGCCGACATTAAGTCAAGCGCCCGCTTTAGTCGCGAGCCAAACACGCGTCGCGCGTCCTGTGCGTTCGAGCCGCCACGGTAATCCTTGACGCGCTCGTAGAGCTGCTCCACCGCGTAGTCGATAATCTCAACCGCGTAAATGTCGCGGAAGGCGCTCTCGGCGGAAGTAGTGACGCCCTGTGCAATCTCATAGTTGTCAGTAATGGCTGTCACCTGCGTAAAGCTTTCAGCCTGCGACGGCGAGAACTTCGTATTGAGGCTATTAAATGCATTACTAACACTGTCATATGTAATCGAGCCGGTCACGTCGATGGGCTGGTACGCAAGCAGCCCCGCGAGCGCGCCAACAGTGCGCACTGCGTTATCATCGGCGTCTGTCGCGCGTGCCGGCGCAATCTCAACAACCCGCCAATCTTCAACAGCAGGCGTATAGCTGGCCGTGGCGGTCGGATCAATCGCAACCTTCGAGCCGATAACAGCGCGCCCGAAGCGGAAGTTGGACGCTTCTTGTTCGAGCTCCGTCTGCGCTTCTGTTGCAATCGAATCGCGCTCGGCGCAGATCGCGGCATAACGAACAACGCGCTGCGATGCTGTATCAATCGCTTCCGCGTAATCGCCGCTCGTGAACGAAATATCGTATTCGGACGTGTCGTCGGCCGCCCACTCCCCCGTATCGGGGTTAAGGTTCATCTCATTTGAGGACGAAGGATTCGATGGCGGCGACGCGTCAACGATATTGACCGTCACCGACTGTCCCTCTGTCACGTCTTGCGCCGTAATATCCTCATCAGGATGAACGCGAGGGTCTTGCGGGTCGGCCGAGAGCGTTCCGCTGTCAGTCGCAGACGAAGAACCGAAGTTCTCCGTCTCGCTTGTTTCTGCAACGGGAATCCCATGAACCGCGGTTGCGCCCATTGAAATTGCGAGCGCTGTCTGATAAGCAAGTTCACTGTCAGCGCCAAACATCGAGGCGGCCTCGCCAGCAGAATACACAACCGTTGCCTCGCCGGCTGTTACGTTTCCATCTGCATTCGCGCTATCGTATCCGCCGACAATGGCAACCTCGGTGTTGAGCTGCTGCGCCGCTACGGCACCGACAGGGTTAATCGTAACTGTACTACCAAGTGTGTCGTATGTAATTGCCATACTAATCTATCTAACTGTAGTGTTCGGGGTATGCATCGACGCCATTAGCATCAACATCGAAGTCCACAGACTCTGCGGGCGTCGCCGATTCGTCAGAGTGCTTCTCATATTCAATTGTCCACGTTGAACGAACGCCAACATCAGCATTTGCGCCAAGGTCGCTTGGAATCACACCGCTATCGCGCACTTCACAGACATCAGCGTGGAGGTCCTGCGGTGACTCAATAAATGGCCCCATTGCGTCGTCGACATAGAGGAAATATTGGTCACGACCACGCGGCCAATCGCCATCAACAAGCACGCCAATATCTACGATCAACTCGTGATCGGACGTGGTTGTGATTGTTTCAATGTCGCCATCGTTAGCGTAACCAATTCCGGTTACGCGTCGGTTGCCACCGAAGCCAATATTAATTGAGTTGCGCTGCCATTCCATGCCAAAGAAGGGCGTGGCGAGGTCCTCGGTGCGATCAAGAACGTCGACGTGTTTCTGTGATTCAGATGCGCTAATGCCGACATCATCCTCAGCTACGCTAATCAACACGTCGTAGAGCGCATCAAGCACGTCAATATACGTAGCCATATTAGAAGGTTGAGACGGCCTCGCTGAGCGCGTCTTCCATGTTATTTACAAGTGCTGTCTTGCCGCGTGCGCCGCGCCATGCCGGTCTTGCAAAGGGCTGTCCTTTCACACCCCTTTTTGTCGCAAAGCTCATCTGAATCGCGCGTGCAATTTCGGCTTGCGTCGTAAGATCGCTGTTTGGGCGCGGACTAATGCCTTTCGCCACAACCCAGCGATATATTGGAAGGTACGGCGGAATGCCAGAATGTTTATAATCGCGTCCTGTGTAAATTCCGGTTCCAAACTCTACGTACTTCCAGTAATCGGCGCCGTGGATTCGTCGCGTTGCGTAGATATCATCGAAGTCGAGCTCGCCAAGAACGGGCGTATCATCAACGCCAATTGACTTGATTAGGTACTTCGTGGCAACCGCGTCTTGGCGGTAGAGGTTCCACTTCATCTGGCGCGCCGTATTCTTGACAGATTTATCAAGCGCGTCTTCCGTCTTCTCTTTAATGTCGTCTTTAAGTTCTTGGACGCGGCGCGCAATGCTGCTGATGTTATTGTTGCTCATGGCCGCTCAAGTTCGTATCTGTGGACAACGGGGTCCGTATCATCAGGAAGCCCCACCTTGTCCGCTACTTCAAACTCTGTTGAGCCATGGTCGAACCGATCATTAACACGAATATCTTCGTCGGAAAGCGAGAAGGCGATCATCGACATCGATTGGAATTCGCCTGCCGCGGTTGGCTGACGCGATTCCGAGACGCCTTCTATATACAACTGACGCACGCCAACTTCTGAGTACGTAATTTGCTCGCCGTAGGAGGTGTTGTCCTGCTCGTCCCGACGCCTAATAGTGATCGGCTCAGTGTGTTGTCGAACAAGACGCCGATAGGGAGCAGGATGCATTATTCACCACCGTAGTCGGGTTGCTGGTACTCGTAATTGCGTTCGTCGCCGCGAGTAATCTGCGTGCTCGACGCACCACGAAACTCTTCTGGCGTGGCCGAGTGCACACAGCGCCACAGGTTATCAAACCAGAAGTCGTATTGGCCCTCCGTTTTTGTCTTTTCAAGCTCGCTCAGCGACAGATTAGCCGCGCCGATCTCGCCAGCACGAACCTTTAGCCCAATACACGTAAACCAGAACAAAGCGCGATCAGCGTCAAATGTGTTGATTGGCGATGTTCGGTAGAATTCGTAGTTTGGCCTGCCGAGGTGCTGGCGCACTTCTTGTTTTGCAATATTGACAATTTCTTGAACCTCAGCGTCGTCAAACGTGTTATGATCGGTGTAGCCGGTAAAACTGCGGACTTCGTTGATAAGTTGAACGTCAGATGTTGCCATTGCCGGCTACCCCTTTAAGATTTACGTCAGAGTGATGTCCGCCGGATCAACGGCTTCGATCTTCGTTCCGGCAAGCGGGTCGGAGAACTTCGCCCCGAACCGCATCGAGCCGTAGGTGCCGAGCAGCGCGCCCGGATCGCCGCGGAAGCCGCCGGCGCCGCCAACAGGTGCGCCGGAGTTGTCGGTAATCTCCATCTGGCGCACCCAGTTCGTCTTGACGGGGTTCTGATCCGAGTCATACATGTAGATCGGGTAGTGACCGTTGCCGTCAGGCCGCAGCCACGCCGTCTGCATGATCGTCACGCCGTTTGGTTGGATCGGAATCCGGCTTCCGTCATTGAACTGGCTGTTCATCAGGTTTTCGGCCTGCGGCGCGTAGTAGTTCGAGCCGTGGCCGTCGCTGCGTTCCTCGATGTAGAGATCAGCGAATTCCTGCGGCACCATTGCCACGTCGGGCGTGTAGCCGTGGTGCGTCAGCTCGTGCGAGAGCTCTCGGACAAGCTCGGTCGGCGTATGGGAGCTCGTGTCGGAGAAGAGCACACGGCTGGAATCCGCCGCGTTGTTGTTAAGACCAGTATAGGTGTGGTTGTGAGTGTCACTGAAGGTGAAGGCGCCGTAGTCCTGCGGGGTGTACCAAAGCGTGCTGCCATCGGCGACGCCGTTCTTCAGTACGTCGAAGACAACATCGAACAGCTTGTCTTCACCGCCAGCGATTAGTTCAGCAACGTGCTCCTGCACCAGCTCGGACGGCGAATCCTCGATGAATTCACGCGTAAAGCCGAGGTCCTTAGCGTAGGTGTCCACGTTGAACGCCATCTGGTACTCTTCAAGCGAACCAGTACGCGCGTGTTCGAGCTCAGCAACTTCGTCCCATGTCATGTCCCCTGTACGAGCAAGGAAGGTCCGAGACGAGACCTCCTGCGAGAACATATCGATGAATCCCTGATCGGCTTCCTGATTGAAGACATCCATCATCTCCATGGTCAGGTCGCCAATCTCGTACAGCGGAACGTCGTCCTTCGTTTGAAGTTCAGGTCCGGGCATTACTTATCCTCCAATTTAGACCGTGTTGTAGTCAGCATCAATTTCAAGCATCACGTACTCGGCCTCGATGGCGTAGCCGAGACACTGAACGAGGTCGCCAGAGTTCGACGGCTCGGTCTGCGTAAAGCCGCCGCCTTCGGCGAGGTATACAGGCTCGCCGGGTGTAAAGTTCCAGTCCTCGTCGCGGTTGTGGACTTCAACACCGTATCGGACGTAGCCAACCTTCTCCTCGTTAATTGTGTTATACTGCGACTCGCCAACCGTCCGCGCAAATTCGAAATCGCCACCTTCCGCGGGGAAGTTGGCGGGGCCAGTCGCGGCGTCGGCCTGCACGAGCTCACCATCACTATTTAGCCCGACAAGCGCGCCTTCGCCGCCGGCAATTGTCGAAACGGCGCCGTCGCTGTTAATCGGCTGTTCGGCCGAGGTTGCAATATACGGATCAGCCATTGTTAGTTATCCTCCTGAATGTGCATTCCTTGCGAGGAAAGGAGCGTCTTCGCATGGTCGCGAAACTGTGCGCTCCGGTCTTCATCTTCAAGGCGCCCCTTCTGCTTCTTCTCAGTAAAGGAGGTCAGCTCGGGGCCTTCGTCGTCGGGCTCGTCCTCCGGCCCCTCAGAGAATTCCTCGCCTTCTTCGATAATCTGTTCAAGTTCGTCAATGGAGAAGCGGGCAGCAAGAAGGTCCGCCGGCATCTTAACGTGCTCGGCGGCGCGCTCTGCCTTTTCCTCCGTGAATTCCGCGACGCGACCTTCGAGCTCCTCAACCTCGTCGGTGAGCTCGTCTTCGCGCTGCGAGAATTCTGTCTGCAGTTCATCATACGCCTCACGGTTGTCGCGGTGCGAATCCATGAATTCGGCGAGGGTCTCGCGCGCCTCGTCCGCTTCCATTTCATCGACCGGCTTCGTAAGGTCGAGATCAGTAAAGTCAGTCATGTTATTTTCGGATTAAATTGTGTTGTCGCTGTTCAAGATAGCTGGTCACGGGACCAGAACTTGCTTCGCCAGTCTGCTCGCCGCCGACAACATTACTGAACGCGGGCGTAATGCCGCCTTCATCGTAGCCAGCGGGGAACGGCGTAAGCGAGAATTCTTTAAAACGCCCATCAAGCAGTCGAACCGGCTCCCCCCGCTTCTCGGGCGCTTCTACTTCAAGCGATTCTCGGTCAAATGCAGCCGAGATATCTGTGATCTGCGGTGGTTCGTGCGTGAAGTCAGCAATAACATCATCGCGAACAGACGATCCAGTATTCGGAATGTGGATCTGTGTCCGCAGTGTGTCATTAAACTTCACATTATCTGGCTCAACATAGCCAACGTTTGCACGCTGACTATCAGAGTGGTCCATTTGGACTGGAATTCGTCCATAATCCTTTGCAACAACGTTGCGCAGGAATTCAGGCGTAATTTCAAAGCCCTTACGGACACCCGGCTTCATCGCATCGAACCGAACGTCTACAGACCCATCGTCATTCTCGCGAACGCCGTGCTTGTTAAAGCCGTCTGTGAGAGCTTCGCGTTTTGGCGATGCAAATTCGAGCTGCATCGCGCAAACATCTGCTTCGTTATAAGGTGGCATAATTAAATGTTTAGCAACCCCATTACTCGCGCACTAACTGCTGCAAACAATGTTCCTAACGCGCCGAGCAATGTTTTTGCTATTTTTATATCGCTCGTGTTCTTTTGCGTGTCAGATTTTAGGCCATCAATATCTGATTCATTACTTTCAAGGCGCTGCTCGTGTCTGTCAATTCGATCTTCGATCCGTTCCGTCCGCTCATCAATGCGGATTAGAACTTCATCACGCTCTTCATCATTCATCATTAGCCTTGCTCTTGCGCGGCGGCGGCTTGCTGCGGCCGATCTTGATTCCCGCTTTGGTCATCGGCTGGGTTTTGCCGCGTCGTGGCCTCGCGACCTGCCGATTGCGTCCCGCCGCCTGTGTCTGTTGGCCGTCCACCGTCTGGGTTCTGAATATCATCACCAATGCCAGCAATCTGTTGCAGAGTTTGAATAAGTTGCTGTAGTTCACTGCCAGATGGCAGTTCAACCTCAGGATCAATGCCCATCCGCTTGGCCGCTGCTTCGCGGGTGAGCATTCCGTTATTAATAAGGCGCAGCGCTTTGTCCGTTTCGAGCCGCTCTTCTTCGGACGAATGCGTTCCAAACTCGAAGTTCGGCGGCATCCCATCGAATTCGGCCGCCGTCGCGTTTTCCATAATCGACGGGAAAATCTGGTACCGAACTGCGTCCTTGATAATCATGCGATAGCGCTGGATGCGGCGGTCGAACTTTGGCATCATAACCTGCAGCTCGCTGCCGGACAACGTATCCTGATTGAGAAGGTCAGCCGGAACACCAGTGCCAGTTGCGATGCGCCGAATCAGGTGTTTGAACGTCTCTTCAAGTCGCATGGCACCAGCCGTGCTTGAAGTAGACGTAACACCGACGACATCGGCCTCAACGTCGTGGCCAACGGCCAACATCGACTCGGGCTCAATGTCGCCAACCTGATTCAGCCATTCATCAATCTGTTGCTGCGTCCACGGCCGCTCTTCTGTGCCGCACTTCCACAGAATCGGTGGATACGCCTTTGTTGCAACAAAGCGCGCCGTGTCGATCTCCATGTCGCGGAGCATGTCCGCCTGCTCTTGGACCGGCTCAACGACAGAGTGGCCAAAGTCCTGATCGGGGTGACGGTGGAAGCGCAGAATTGCAACCTCGTGCGGTTCGAATTCAACGTCTTCGGCGCCGCCGGGTGCTTGGACGAATCGCGTTATGTTACCAAATTCGTCCGTTTCTATTTCCATCTGTTCCGTCGGAAGGACCTTCGGCTTAAAGTGGTCGTCTTCAACGACGATCTCAAGGAAGCCGGTGCCATCGACAAGCGCGTGCCACACCCAATCGATCAGCTCGCGCTCAAAGGAGGAGGTTTCGATAAGAAGCTTAAGGTCGGCAATGTCTTGGTCTGTCTGTTGTGTATCGGTGCCCGGAACGTTTGCTGGTTGAATCGAGAAGCCCGCGCCGACAAGATAATCAACGAGCGTGTCAACAGCCTCGCTGACGTGCGGATCAGTGTCGGCAATGAGCCGATATTCGTCAATGGCCTGCTCAGGCGCCTGTTCAGGCCGTGTTTGACCACCACTACCAGCGGCACGCGTGTTAATAATCGCCTGTGGCGAAGAAGCGGCGAATTCAAGGTCGTCAGACTCTTCAACGCGCCGCTGTAGTGCCTGTTCAACTCCACTCATGTGTTAGTTCCTCGGGGTTCGTGTACGACGGTTCTGATATCGATTTGTGCGGGTTCTTGACGAACGATTCACCGATGTGGCGCCGTGAGACGGGTTATATTGTCCCTTCGGCTTACCACAATGCCGCGACGGCTCTTTTGGTGTCTCAACAGGCTGTCGCTGGCGCTTACTCGCCGCGCCGGGCTCAGTCGCAGAGTTATTTGGCGGGAACATCGACAGCACTGTTGCCATTGCTGTGTCGTCCTTGCCGGTTTCGGAATTTTCCTTACCAGAGAAGGACGGCTTCGAGTGTTCCTTCTTCTTTTCTTTAACAATCGAAGAGAGTTCGTCGAAGAGGCGATCATTCGGAACGAGGGCCGCGTTACCTTCACGAAGACACGCGTTTGTGTCGCCCATCATCGAAGCAAACTCGTCGCGATCAGAAAAGTCGAACGGGACAACACCACGACCAATTTCGCGGTCGATAGTCCGTGCGAATCCTTCTCCGGGGCCCCCCTTGTCAATTACAACAAGGTCAACATCCATCGCCGAATGGATGTACCCGACAAGTCGGGCAATGTGGTTCGGGTTGCCCCTATCAGGATCAGCAACGCCCGCATCACGCAGCCATCCGTCATCGACCACGGCAAGCAGGCGCTGGAAGCGGTTCTCAGCGTGATGATCAACAACCGAGACCACTGTGTCGTCCTTTGAAATGCCGATGTCAACGCCCATTACGCGCCGCATGTTCTCCTTTGGCGCTGCCATGCCGACGCGGTAATCCTCAGCAGAAGCGCGCTCCTGAGCGGCGCGGATCGAGTCTTCATCGAAGAAGCGGTACTCGTCGACGACCGGCCGGCAGAGATACTCTTGGCCGAAGCCCTCGGGATCGGCCATTCGCGTCCCTTCAAGCCGGTCTACGTCAATCTCGGGCCGCGCGGGGACGACTTCCTGCTCCGTAAGCGGCTTGTTGACATCGATTTCATCCGCATTAAGGAACGTCGGCTGTTTAATGGAGACAACGCCGTTCTCGCCATCGCGCGAGCCGCGGCGGTGTTCCTGCATGAAGAGGTCGTTCTTGGTGTTCGGCGTCGACACCTCAACCATCTTTCGTCCTTCACCGAGCGCGAGGAACGCGTCGAAGGCCCGCATCGTTTCTTTTTGGTTTTCAATGAAGGCCATCTCGTCAAGCAGAACGGCGCGCGCCGAGTCGTCCCCACGAGATGTGTCGGCATCTGCAGAGTACGCCATGAACGAGCTGCCATTCCACAGCTCAATGTAATCGCTGTTCCGCTTTTTCGTTGGAATTTCGATCTTGGCGTTCTCAATCAGCCGATCAATGTCTTCAATGCGGTTTTTCGCCTGTGACCAACTCCGCGAGACGAGCGGGTAGAACGAATTCTTATAAAAAAGGGCTTCAAGCAAGAAGCACGCGACCGCAACGAACGAATACCCGATGCGGCGCCCCTTATAAGCGTTCAGCGTGCTTGCATCAGAGTAGAAATACGCATGAACGAACTTTCGCTGGACATCGAACAGCTCCAAATCGCGCACCTCGCCTGTATCAAGGTCGGCAATGCGGAACAAGTCGTCCATAATCCTGTCAGGACGGCCTTGCCACCGATCAACAACCTCATCGGTGTCCGCATCAAGCTGATTCGCGAATTTTCGGAGCCGTTCCTCGTCCATAGTTAGTGCATTTGGCTCAGATCGATAATATCGTCGCTATCGGCCGAAATCCACGTGTTTTCGCGGTTATATTCGCCGCCATGCCACGATAAGGTGGTGTGTTCGTGCTCACCAGAGCGCACACACCCGCGCTGAGCGCATGTATCGTCGCTTTCGACGGTAAAAAGCTCGATTTTGTCGGGTTCAGAGGTGCCCTTTGTAGCAGAAGCGAGCGAATAGAACTCAGAACCCACCATTAGACGACTCCTTGGCGGCGCAGATCCGCCTTTGTCTCCTTTTTTGCAAGCAGAACGGCGTCATCAGCGTCGTCAGCTATTCCTTCGGGGAGCACAACGGCGTCAGCCGGCACCGCGCCTTCTGGTTCGGGCCAGAAATGTGTTCCAGATACCTTCAGTAGCGGCTCGTCGAGCATTTTGTCAAGGTCTTGATATGTGTCGCGGGCAAGAATCGCATAATCGCGCGGATGCTCGATAATTCTCGCGTTGCTAAAGATGTAATACGAGTCGCTGAACCGTTCCACTGAAGGTCGGAACATATCTATAAATCGCTAACTGAACTTATCTGGATCGTAGTCGTTGCTTTCTTTGTCAAGGAAGGCCGTGCCGAGCTCAGCGAAGTTCTTAACAGCCTCGATAGCGTCGTCGGCGTCCTGCGCGCGCTGCCGCTCCTTCCGCGAAATGCCGAGCTCCTTTTGGAGTTGCGTGATCTTCGAGTCCTGATCCTTCAGCATCCGCGACAGGTAGTGCGACGACTTCTCAGTGACAATCTCGCCGCGCTCATCAATCACCACGCCGCTCTCGCCCACCTTCTCTTCCTCGTGGACTTCACCTTCGCTGAGAACATGGCCGCGGCCGCGCTCCGCTCGAACGATCTCAACCGCGAGGCGGTGAATGTCATAGGCGTCGGCGGGGCTTTCCTCGATATTAATGTCGTAGGCTGCGGGGTACTTGTTAACAACCCAATCGTAGAGCGCCTCGTCCTTCTCATCGAACGTTTGGCGAATGT